CTCTTTCTTCCCCAGCTCTTCTTAAAGAGCTAGAGAGTGTTTCACGTCTTGCGCTCGGCTGGGTCCTTTCTCCCGCAGATTATGCGGTAAGTCAGGATCGCCTTGAGCCCAAACATGGGCCCGGGGCAACAGCCGACGGACTTCGCGGTAACGCGAAGTTTGACATGGACTATTGGCCTGACCATCTCGACTCACGGTTTCCGTGGGACGAGTGGGCCATCGCCAACCCTCGTTTTTCAGAGGATGGTCCTAACCGTCAGATCCCTTTTCGGCCAGCAAAAATGTCGCTGGTACCGAAAACGATGTCAAAGCCGCGTGTCATCGTAGAAGAACCAACTGCTGTGCAGTATATGCAGCAGGGGCTTCTGCGAGTCATGACGGAGTCCATCGAATCCCAAACGACTCAGGTCGGTTTTTCTGACCAGGGTCAAAACAGGGAGATGGCGCGATGGTCTTCTCGTTCGAGAAGGCTTGCAACACTCGATCTGAGTGAAGCATCCGATCGCGTGACACTGCAGCAGGCCAGATCTTCTTTTTCAGCGCTTCCTAATCTTTTGGAGGCGTTGCTGGCCACACGCAGCGATCGAGTTAGACTTCCGAACGGGCTGGTTAGGCCTGTTCATAAGTTTGCCTCGATGGGATCAGCAACCTGTTTTCCGGTTGAAGCATGTGTCTTTTGGGTAGCCATTTTGATGGCTATCCGGAGACACCACCGGAAAGAGGTTTCATCCTTCGAACTCACTTTCCGTTTCCTCAAATCTCTTGAGGGGAAGGTGAGGGTGTACGGAGATGATATTCTCGTCCCCGTACGCTACCTATCTGAAGTCTATGAGCTCTTCGAAGAGCTCGGGTGGAAGATCAACGCAGGTAAGTCTTTCTCGAAAAGTCATTTTCGAGAATCCTGCGGGGGTGACTACTGGCGTGGACATGATGTCACGCCAGTCCGTGTCAAGGACACGATTCCATCCAACTTCAGACAGCCTGAAAAGGTGCATTCACTCGTCGAGTTTCGCAACCAGCTGTATCTTGCTGGATACTGGAAAACCGCGGGGATGATTGACAACCATCTCCGCGCTCTCCTGAATGGGGTTTTCCCCATTGCGAATACCGAAGTGAATGGGTTGGTGCGTGAAAGTTGCTGCTTCACGGGTTTCACCCGTGCAACTGACACGCTCCACCGGCATTTGACCAAAGCGTGGGTCCTAAATTCGCCTTTGCCAGTAAATTCGGCAAGCGAACATGGATCCCTGATCAAGTGCCTCACTCTCCATTCTCTGGAGGGTGATCACCTTCATCGGTCTGGACGTCCCTTAGTCGTCTACAAAAAACTAAGGTGGGTGCCCATTGGTTCGACCGATGGGACGTGGTACGGATCCAAGGACATGCTGTAAAACAGGACGATCTGTTGGGGATCCATGAAATTACATCATAGAAATATGGTGTGACGGATTGAATCACACGAACCCAACAGATCTCACTCAATTCTTACGCGATGGAGGGATAATCGTTCCGTCTTCTTCGACGTAACGGTCGTCTTCCCCAAGCGTAAGGAGTGCCTGCTCACGGCATGCTTTGCATGTCCTGCTCCTCAACAGTATGTCAAGACGACGTACTGTATAGAAGAGGAGTAGTAATGCAAGCGTAAGCAGTTGGACAAGTCCAGGGTTACCTGAAAGGGTAGCTACTGGATCCAATTGCTCATCCTCCGTACCATAATTCGTATGCGTGAGGGCTTGATCGCCCCACGTCATA